TTTAAGATGTTTAATCCTTGCTTCAGCATTTATGAACTCCATCGAATGAACCGGAGCTAGTGTAAGTTCTCCAGTTGATTTATCTATGGCTAGGAAAGCAGCTTCTTTTAAATTATTTGCTTGGGCATATGCAGATATCTGTGCAATATAACCAAATGGATCATCTTCAGTAAGTTTATTTTGTTTAAACTTTCGGAAAGAACTACTCGAAGCACTCTTCACATCAACAAGAACACCATCAATAACACAGTCCTGGTGTCCTACTACACCACCAACGCTGACTTCTTTCTGCTGATCTTTAACATCGTGTCCAGCAATAGATGCACACATTAAAAGAAACTCTTCTAGAATATAACCATATAAAAATTTAATACGTGTGCTTGATGTAAGAGAAGCACGTTCTGTATTTGAATTAATATTATACCATAACTGTCTATCTGGTTTACCTATCTGAGATAGTCTAAGTTTTTTATCTACAGACTCTTCATCGTATAAGAATTTTTTAGTATGCAGCTTAACCATCTCTCCAAAGTTATCAATGTATTTATCAACTTCTTCTTCTGACATATCAACAGGATTAAGAGAGAACAGATTATAAATATCTTCTACTAAAGTTTTAATTATTTTCATATCAATAAAAAGAAGGGGGCAGGGTAACTCCCACCCCCTTCATTGCTCCTTATATTAAAAGGGTACTTCTTCTGTTTCTTGAACATACCCACCGTCTACGGGGGCGAAGTCTTGAGACTGATACTCAATAAAATTAACAATCTGTACAGCATCAAGATTAGCGGATATGCCAGCAGGTCGAGAAGAGTTACCATCATATTTAAAAGGAGTAACTTTTACTGTTACGGTACTACCGTTAGCAATTTTCTTATCAGAGTTCCAAGGATTGTTCTGAGAATCTACAACCTTAGGAGGAGTTTTCTTAGTACCGTCTTGTTTAAAGACCTTACGTTTCAACCTAACAAAATCTCCAATGTCATCTTTATTAGAGATAGTAAGATTAGCACCTTCAATAGTCTTACGATTGTCGTCATCTACCTCAACAAGAATTGACCACACTGGTTCAAACTTTGTGTTAGGCTCAGTGATGCAAGCGTAATGACATTTACCAGAAAAAACAACAGGGTCTAACCATTCCATTTATATTCTCCTTTAGGGTTCGTTTTAGGGTTCGTGTTAATGTTTGATGTCTACTACTAATAAACAACAAACGTATTATACCATAGTGGTATGGTATTGTCAATAACTTTAATGTGTTTCTGCCCAATTATTTCCAACTTTATAATCAGAATCAAGATCACACTTAAAGTTAAATGCTTTTTGTGTTCGGTACATAGCATCTTTAGTAATCTGTGTGAAGCGTTTAACGTCAGGTTTGGCAACTTCAAACTGATACTCATCGTGTACTGAGGCTACAAGCCTAGCATCAAGGCCTGTCTTTCGTATTCTATTATCCATCTCTAGAAGCCACTGCTTACATACTATAGCACCTGCACCCTGTAATAAAGTATTTAGTGCAGCATGTTCTGATCTGATATGTAATCTTCTACCATCAAGACCAGGGATACTACCAGACTGTGCAGCCTCTTGTACATTAGCACGTAGCTTCTTGAGGGCTGGCATGTTACGTAGAAACTTTTGTATTAGTTTCTGACCATCAGATGCAGAGCCTCCTACTACCTTACCAATCTTAGCTGGACCTGCACCATATAGAAAGGCATAGATAAAAGTCTTTGCCTGATCTCTAGTCCTTAGTCCTGCTGCTTGCTGGTTAGCAGTGTGTACGTCACCAGTAAGAACCTCTTGTGTAAAGGTGGCATCATTCATATAGTGTGCTAGGCATCTAAGCTCAAGACCAGAAGCATCAGTACCTACTAGCTTATGTGTTTCTGTATTGGATACTGTCCACAGGCTACGACACTCTTTACCATAGGGGCTGTAGACTGCTGGTACTTGTGCCATGTTAGGTTTGTTGTGTGCCATACGGCCAGTGATTGTACGTAGAGTAAGAACCCTACCACGCACACGCATGTCTTCATCGCACTCTTTTATCCATGACTTGAGAAGTCCAGTTCTTTTCTGTAGAAGAAAGTAGCGACTAAACATCTCAGCCTCTGGCATCTTGATCTTAGATAGAACCTCTTCATTAACAATCACATTACCTTTGTCTGTTAGTTTGTCTGGCTTCCATCCACGATCCATTAACCTGTCTGCTATTTGTTTACGACTTGCAATATTAAATGGTATGATGTTTGTTTTAGTTTTAAGTTCTTTTATTGTAGGTTCAAATTCTTTTTCAGCATCACTCTGTAGCTGGTGTTGCTCGTCTTCTAATTGTGCTAGAAGTATCTGTGCTTCTCTAAGATTAAACGCAAAACCATTACGTTGCTGCTTGTCTAAAATAATTCTAATATTACGTTCAAGATTATAACAACTATCAGAGAAACCTTTGCTGTCTTCTTCTAGTTTTTGTGCTACTTTGTGAGTAAGATCAACGTCTCGTTTACAGTACTCTAACATCTCAGGTGTGTAGTGCTTGAAGTCATGGTAGTCTATCTTTGGAAATCCAAAGCGTTCACCCCATGACTGTAGTGAGTGACCTCCATCACGTACAGGATTATATAGTTGTGACTCAATAAGAGTATCACGTACCTGTGCAGGTGCAATAGCAGAGCCTGTTAGCTTGTTAAGAATGGGAGCATCAAAACTAATACCGTTATGCATTATAAACTTTGATATACGCTTTGACCACTCACCAAACTCTTGACACTGATCACCGACCCACTCTCGCATCTCTCCTGTTTGATAGTGTTTAGCTACGATGCAGTGTATTGTGCTTGCATCAATAGCATCAGTCTCAATGTCTACGATTGCTTCCATTAATCTATATCCACTATATATCCATCTTTGGTTTGAAGGTGAAAGAACATCTCACCCTTACGGATGTTACGGTTAGAAACTTCTTTAACTTCTGAATTAAGAACACTGTCACCATCAAAGAACCATGCTTGCTTGCAGTCATCTCTAAAGACAACGAATGTTAGTAGATCATTATAGTGATCTTTCTTCCACTTGTCAAGAAGTCTTTTCTTTCTGTATGGTATACGTATATCTTTCCATTCAGTAGGCCAGTCACCCTTCCAAGAATACTTTATCTCTACCTCATAGAAATGTTGAGGAAGATCAGGTGATATACTACATGTGATATCAAAGTAAGTATTCTCTTTCATTGTAATGTCTGTTGAGTTTGTATTTTTTTCCAACCAACCTATCATAACATCCTTGGCTGTCTTATCTGCAACATCATAGAGTGCTTTGTCGAATCTCTTTTTAACTGTTTGCATTACTCTTCCCCTTCCATAAATGGATTGTCCACCTGAGTCATGCGGCCAGTGTCACGGTCATAGTGGAGGTAGCAGGACACACCTGTCTCACCAGTGTATCTGTTCTTGAGTATACGCACCGTAGTGGTGTTAGCTTCAACGTCATCCTCTGCTTGTTGGTTGCGTTCTAGTCCAATGACTGCGTCAGATAAGTGTGCAATAGATGCGGAGCCACGTAGATGTGAGAGAGATACCTCACGACCATCCTCATGACCACGATCACCTCCAGGTCTACGTAGATGGCTGACAAGTAGCAAACCTATGTTAGTCTCCTCAACCAGTGATCGTAGCTTGGTCATCAGTATGTCGATAGACTTACGCTCATCACCGTTATCCTCTTGACCTGATACCAGAATAGATAGGTGGTCAAGGATAACCCACTTGCAGTCAAGTGCCTTTGCCATGTAGCGTACACGATCCAGTATCTCGTCGTTCTCTATGCTACCAAAGTGATCGAAGGCAAAGAACCTGCCGCTGCCAAGCGTAGCATCCTGCCATACCTTGAGTTGCTCTGGTGTGTACTGCTCACGTATCTCTTTGATGTACAATCTAGCGTTAGCCTCAACGCTCATGATATTGAAGGCAGTGTTCTTTGTGCTTTCTTCAAGAGCAAGAACACCTATGTTAGCCTCTGTATTCTGCATGATATGATGCATAAGCTCACGCATGATACTGGACTTACCCATACCTGCACCAGAGGTAAACGTCACAAGCTCACCAGTACGCATACCATATGTCTTCTCGTTCATCTTAGCCCAAGGATAGTGACAAGTCTCATTAAGTTTCTCGTCGTACAGAGAAGAACCAAGGTCAGCTAGGTTTATAATACCTGCTGGTGTGTAGGTACGTGCGTTCCACCATGACTGGACAAACTTCTCACGTTGTCCTGTCTTGAGATACTCGTTAGCATCCTTGAGATCAAGACTCACAATCTTACACTTGTTAGGTTCAAACAACTGTGCAACCTGTTGCTCTGCTAGTTTACCTTGCTCGTCATTGTCAAAGCATACGACCACAGTATCAAACTTATTGAGGTAGTCAAAGGATTGCTTACAGTTCTTGAGGGCAGATGCTGCACCATTCTTGATAGATACGACAGGCCACTTAGAACCAAGCAACTCGTATGCACTCATAGCATCAAGCTCACCCTCACATACTGTGATGTACTTACCACCTTGATTGAATACATTCTGTCCAAACAGACCAGCCTGAGATAGCTGACCCTCTGACCAGAACTCTTTGTCACTGGTGCGTCGATACTTAGATGCGATATGACCACCATCTTTGTCGTAGTATTTATACTGATGCTCTGTGATCATGGAGCCAGACTTAGCTACCATAACATTATACTTTTTACATGTGTCTTGTGTAATTTTCCTATCGTCAATCTGTGACAGTATGTAATTTGTATTAGACTTTCGATTGATTGAAACTACTTGTTCTGCTTGCATGTCTTGGTTCGCTCCGACTGTTGTGTGACAACTAAAACAATATGTATGGCCGTCATCGTAGAGACTGTTGGCATCACTTGAGCCACAGTTCTCACAGGCCATGTGCTTAACAAATTTACTGTTGGTTTCGTGTTGTTGCATGTTCGCCCCTTCCTTGTGCTTAGATAGCACGTTGGATTCGCTTAACTGATTTTAATACATGTTCAAAGTCTTTAAGATGTAAGATATTAGGGCCGTCGCTTGGTGAATTATCTGGGTCTTCATGTACCTCCATAAAAAAGTTTTCTACTCCTACTGATGCGGCTGCACGTAGTAGGTAAGGGACATACTCTCTGCTGCCACCAGAAGATAGTCCCAAACCTCCTGGCTTTTGTACAGAATGTGTAGCATCAAATACAATAGGTACACCATGTGTCTGTTGGTATTGCTTTATCATATAGATTAATCCAGTAAAGTCAACCACTAAATTATTGTATCCAAAACATGTACCACGTTCTGTGATTAGGACGTTATCCATACCTGTCTTTGATAAGATACCAGCAACATCCCACGGTGCAAGGAACTGACCCTTCTTTATATTAACAGTAGCACCTGTGCTTACTGCCTCTTGTATTAAGTCAGTCTGCCTACATAGAAACGCAGGTATCTGTATGATGTCTGGTATTTTACCCCAATTAAAAACAGTTTTAATCTGCCTAATATCATGGAAGTCTACACATGTTTTAACCTTTGCCCTGTCAGATACATCTTTAATCATACCTGTTCCTATTACAAAACCTAGTCCACGTTTACCAGTAACGTGAGAACGATTGGCTTTGTCAAAGGATGCTTTAAAATAATAATCATACCCTAATGAATTGCATATATCTTTACAGTGTTTAGCAATCTTAACACCCTGCTCAACGCTTTCGATCTGACACGGACCTGCTATTATCCTCATTTATCACACTCCACAGTATAGATATCTTTATTGCCTACAAGATGTTGAGTAAGTCCTTTTCTTTGGTGGATAAAATCTTCTGCTTCCTTCTTAGATTTAAGTGAGGCTACTACAACATCACCCATTTCTTTATGTAGAACTACATTCCATTTCTTAAACAGAGCCATTACTTAGTACCTTCCATGATACAGGAAATAGTTTAGTCATTTCATTTGAGATAAGTTCTGCAACTTCTCTAGTTTCTTTCTGTGTATCTTCACTTAGCCGTAGCTTACACACTCTTGCAAAGGCTGCAAGTGTACCAGACCAGTACCACTCTGTCAAGAGTGACAGTGGCAGGATAGTTCTAGCTTGCTCTGGACACACGCCTTTATCTAACATAAGATTAAAAGTGTCAATACAATGTCGTACAGTCGCTCTATATACGTAGGATATGGTATCATTTTCTTTTATCACCTGATCAGATGACCCCTGCTTCTTATCACTGGCTACCTCTCGCCACTCGTTGGCTCTCCAGAACTCAGGCGAGT